TGAAAAGTGTTCGTACTACTTTCATACGTATAAACAAAATATAATTCAGGATAATCCAAAATTCCTGAAGGTATCCTCACCTCAGTAACATAATCTAATTCTATACCAGTTGGATAAAAACCTATAGGCGCAGAAAAATAATTATTAATAGTTAATGTATGATCTACCCACTGAATACCAGAAGAGCCATATTTTGAAAATATTGGTTGAGATCCTGAATAATACCTAGATCCAGTAGCTGGAATATACAAATTTATACCAGTTCCATGCGATATCGACCTTATGCCTTCTACAGAAGGATTTGCAGAGTTAAATACATATCGAGTGCCCTCCTCTCCATCTTCATAAACATAAGTTTCAAAACTTAGTGAATTTAAAGTTGGAACCGCGTTCCATTTTAAAACGGCATTAATATCTAAACTTTTATCAAAAATATCCAATTCACCTTCAACATATCCGGTAATATTTTCTACCTTAATTGGTACCAAATTACTATTGTAATATGGAGGTTTTATACCAGAACTGACAAACATTTCGCCGGTGTTAAAAAAATCTCTTGGTATTATATTTAAACCAAAAGGTATTGAAACATTGGTGCTTTCAATTTTAGGAAAATCAATTTCTATATCATACTCATTCCCAACATAATCAAAATCATAAGAATAAAACGGATCTCTAAGAAATTTATAACCGCTAGAATTGACATCAAGAAAACTCATTCCAGATGAAGAATCGAGTAGATTTACGCCAATTGAACTAACATATTTAGGGTTATTAAAACGCGGAGTTATTCTTAGTGGGTTTTGATTTAATATCTGTAAACCTGTTATTTCTACCTGCGGATACTCCAATAAAACACTATAAGTATCAGTGTTTCCTTGTTTATCGTAAGTCGTAAAGTCAGCGACAAATTTTCTTATGCTATTTATTTTTTCAACGCCAGAAACATTAGAAATTAAATTAGAAAAATCCCTAGAAGCTATTTCAACTTGTTGGGACACGCCTCTTCTTATATCCGCTGGAACACTTGTGTTTTCTGTATTATAAACGCTTCCAATGAATTCCCTTCCAGTGGTATAAAGATCGACTTTTATGCCCGAAAAATTATTGGATATAATTGTATTATTAACTATTTGGCCATCAAAAGGGTCTACTATCCCCAAAGAAAAAATAAGATCTGATTGCAGAGCTACCAAAGAAGCTAATTTAGCGTCAAAAGATAAGCCGTATTGTTCCGCCGGAATCTTATCAATAAAAGAGCTGTTTCTAGATAGATTAGATATAGAAAGGCTTCGTATCTCAAAAGGCGCGTATAAATTTTTATTTTTACCAGTGACTAATGGCATACTAAATATTACACTTCGATAATTTGATTATCTTTATTATAAAGATATATATCAATAAAAGAAGCCAAACTATACCCAGCATCTAAATCATAATTACCCATAAAGACCGTCTTTACTGCGATTTCATTATTTGGCACCTTAAATCTTATTGATTTGCCCATATAAATTATTCTACATATAAATCCTCCACCCTGATTTAAAGTAGATAAAATCTTCGAAAAATAATCACTAGACGAAGATTTATCTATGATTCCGGCTTTTATGCTTAAAAAATCTATAGCTAAAAAGGTATTATTTTGTCCTTGAAAAAAGTTGTAAGAATTTTCTTCTTCAGTAAAAAGGTAGTCAAAAATGTAATTTTTTAAGTTAAAAATGTCTACCGGAGTGGCTTCTAAATAATCTCCTAATTCACTTAAATCCAATGGAATTAAATTTTCTTTTACAGCAAAAGAAATAGTGTTATTTTCTGGGCTCTTGAAATCCAACAATTCACCTCTATCAATACTTAAAAATTTATTTTTTTTATGTTTTATGCAAAATATGCTATACTCATTCACGTCAACTTCGGCGATAGTAACTATTTTATATAAATTATCCTCTTCTTTGACAGCTTCATTCTCCACAATAAAAATTGAACTATCAAAAATTCGATTCAATTTTTCTATATTGTAAGACCTAGAAAAATAAATTGTATTAGTATTGTTTTCAATCCTCTCTATACGCAAATCAAACACATCATTTCTATCTAATCTATCAAGCTCCGAAGAATTAATTATTTCATTAAGCGGCTGATAATAATTCGAATAAAGAAAATATATTTTCTTCCCAGTCAAACTTAAATCTAATTTTCTATCAATAACAATACTTGCATTTTCATAGTCAACTGAAATAATTCTGCCTTGTAAAAATAAATCATTTTTATTTTGATCCTCAATTCTAATTACATCACTTGGCTTTAAAATTAAACCCTGCAAATCAGTAGAAAAAGTAACGGTTTGATTTTCAAAACGATTGGTCATTAAAAGCCAAGTGCCTATTCTTCGCGCTTGGTCTTTTGTCGTTATCCCAAATCCAAGAATTTCTTTACTGACGATTCCGTATTCCCTAATTAAATCTGAATCTTCTACAATTTCAATTTCATCGGCGAATCCTTGAAATTGATCTTTATATAGAACTTTGGCTACACTATAATTACCGTCTATACTACCCGAGGAATACACGAATGCGCCATTTTTTACGTTTGTATTATTAAATAAATAAGCTACTGGTTTATCGACATCTATTGTAGATGTGAGATAATTATTTTTATAATACATGATTCCCCTGAAAACAGAGGCTATATCATTCAAAACTTTTAAACACTCTACCTCATCATCTATAAATATATTTGCGACAAATCTTGGCTCAAGAGGGTCTCTATAATTTTTAACCCTGGGTAGGCATTTTCCATAAATAATTTTATAGTTATCCACATAATCTTCCCCCAAAATTGGCTGTTCTATATAATCAGAAAAGAAAAAATCGTCTTTGTTGACGCTCGAAGCTAGAAGCTTTAAAATATGACCCTTTACAAAAGAAAAATTATTATTATTTGTTAGCTCTATATAATTTTCCGCATCAGAATTCATATCAAAAGGAATACCAACGGCCGCTAAAATTTTTTGATAAAAAGATTTCGACGGTTCATTTTCGAGAAACGTTCTTGGGCCGAGATCTTTAATTAAATGAAGCTTAAATACAGAACCGGACCCTTCATCTCCGACACTAATAAAATCCCTGTTTCCCGCGTCGTCTTCTGAGAAATAACCCTCTTCCACATTCCAAATAATTTTTTTATAGTTTTCTTCAATTTCCTCTGGGTCGGTCATGTTAAATAAATAAATAATGGAATTAATCGCGCCACCATTTCTTCTTACGTAAGTAGGCTCACCAATTATCGGAGGGTACTGAGTTTTAAATTCTTCTAACGTTCTTCCATTCTTATCTATAAAAATAGATTCAGGCCATCTACCGTCTAAGTAAAAATCATCTTCAGGATACTTATGGGGGGTTTTTACCCTGACTAGTCCATCACAAAATTTGCTTATTCTATAAAGCTCCCATTTATTAATGTCTTGCTCTGTCATTAAACCATTTCCCACGCCATAGCGAGAATTAGTACATACATCATAAAATATCCAAGCCGGATTATCAGTCCACTTTAAATAAGGAGAAAAAGTTCCATCCCAATTTCCTGTATACTCTTTTGTCTCCGGATCATAATTGCTGGGGACTTTTATTTTCAATAATTTTAAATCAAAACTTCTAGCAGGATCATTAGGAAAGTGTTTTGAAGACACGGTGCTGGTAGAGGTCGCAGAATAAGGATATGAAAAATAACCGTTACCAATGATTGCTTCTGATATTGAATCTAAAGCTATTCTTCTATTTATTTGTCCTGATGAAGACGGTATCTTTGCATTTAAAAGATAAGCCTTAACATAGTAATTATTTTTATTTTTTGTGTTTAATTTAAGCTTAAAAGGAATTTGTATTGTATATGATCCATTTGCATTATTAGAGTACCCATATATATTATGAATACAAAAATACCTCTCGGAAGAATCTTCTGTTAAGAACTCGTATACAAGAGTAGCATTTGTTGCAGATTTGTAATCGTAAAGACCTTGAACACCAATATTTATTGTCAAATGATCGCAATATAAATTTTTTATTCTGTGAACTATTGGATTACAAGATTGCTTTGCGTTATCTAAATTCGTCAAAACGTCTTCGAGATTAGCGTCACTAAAATAGTCAAACATTGGATTTTCTGAAGAAGAGTCATCTCGATACAAATTACCAACATCATCTAAATAAAAACAAAAAAATCCATTTTGTGTTGTTCGAATCTGCGTAGGAACTTTATTAACATCGCATGGATATATAATACTGCCATAACCATGAACGGTAGATGGGTAGTATTTAGCGTATTGATTCGCCGTACCGTAAGTAATCGAATAATTTGCGTTTACAAAATTATATTTACTAGTTTTATTGTCTACTATCGGAACATCATTATAATAAATTCCTTTGCCCAAAGTTGCAGCAGCAGATTGACCGGCTTCAATATATTTTAATAAATTTCCATCAGAATCAACTAATCCCTCTATAGGCCCCTCACATATTAAATCTGTAGAGATAGAATATTGATCGCTCTCCAATTGATTACTATTATCGGCAGAAAACAAAGAATATTCGTATGCCTTATCTAAATAAATAGACTGAACGAAAAAAGTTGAGTCCATTAAAAATAAAAACTTTCTATAACCTGCTCTAAAGAGCTAGAATTTAAATTTAAGCTTTCCTTGCCTCCTCCAGAATAGGAAACCATTAGCACTGTTGAAACTACGGCACTACCGAGCCTCAACCTACCATATCCCACTGGAACTACTATATTTCTATTCAAAACATTTCTAGCATTACTTAATGTAGAAGATTTCGTGTATTTTACATCGCTTGGGGCTTTAGGGCTCAATAAAAGAGTTAAAACCAGCGAAGCAACTATCAAGATTATAGCTATAATTAAAAGAATAATCTCAGGACCGCCTCCCTGAACTATTGGCAATATGTCTACTTTGGTATTCTTTTTTAAAATTTTAGCTTTTAATAAATGAGACGGCAATAGCTTTCCATCGACAAAAATCATAAAGTGTGTAAAAAATTTTCGCAATTCAGAATAGTATTTTGCAAATTTAGGATTATTAGCCTGAATAGCTTCGAAAATCTCAAAAACGCTAGCGACTCTGAGTTTCCACTTTTCTCCAAATTTCCTTCCTAATACGCCTTTTAAATTTATGTTTACCATAATTTTTTAAAATAAAACCTATTGTATTTTACACTATATAATAACATTTTTAAATCAAAAAGCAATTGATTTTCTAAGTCCCATTTTGAAAAGCCTTCTGTTTCTATGTGTTTCGGATGGCTGTGGAAAAGTATAACGTCTTCTCCCCAAATACATTTTCTCGGATCTATTAAAAAATAATTCTTAGGATCAGGATGAATATTTTCACTCTCTATAAAATCATCCCCAACAATAAAACCACAAATTTCAAAATCCGTGTTTTTACATTTGTCCTTTAAAAAATCTAAAAGCTTTTTAGACACCTGGTAATCGGTAATCATAAGTTGCTGTTCCTGGAAATCCTGAAAATGGTAGCTTACCGAAATCCCTAAATCTTAAATAGCAACCATCTAATTTTTTAGAGCATTTGTCCTCTATCCATATATTTCTAAATCTAAGAGGATGCAAATCTTTAGATCCTAATTCTGAAATACAAACAAAAAATCTTGATGGAATTTCATTATTCTTATAAAGATACTCTTCATCAAAATCAAAATTTATTTCAGGATCTATTTTAACAAAATCTCCTTTTTTATATGCGGTTTGACTGTTATAATCTCCTCTGTACTGCATTGTGAGTAAATTATAGCTTTCTAAAAAAGCTTTGTGACTGTTTGAGCTGGCATCATCAAGCACAAAGAACTTATCATTTTCGTCGGCAACAGGAACTCCCAAATTAAAATTTTCGCCAGCATTTGCAAAAACTTGATCGCTATTTATATAAATTTTCTGAGAAGCCAATGAACTCCCCTCTACAGGCAAAGAATATTTATAAGCAAGGTAAGTATGAACAGCTTTTTGTTGCTCATCTGTAAGCAGGGTATTAAAAATAATAACCTCATAGACGGCGCACTCACTGGCTTGATCATTAACTAAATTGATTCCAAAATCATCATAGTCATGAGCGAATGATTCGCTATCTTCGTAAAGTTTATTTGAGTTTTTCCAAAAATTATTAGATCCGTTACTTAATGCGGCGCTATAGCTAGATAATAGGTTATAACTAGAAACCCTCAAAGCGCTTTCTCTCTCTAGTTGCTCCGATTCCGCTTCTCTAACCGCAAGACTTACTATTTGCGGCAGAAGCGATGTCGAATTTTGTTGATTATTGCGTGCAAACATTAAATCTCCAGGAGTCCCAGATAATCGAATTTCAGAATTATATTTTGGCGCTAAACCACCATATTTAAAATAATTTAAATTACCAACTCTGAAGGTAGCAGTTGACCCGCCTTCCGCTTGATAAACCACATCTTTCCCATTATATCCCAAACTTAAATCTAAATTAGAATCAGTAAAAATTGATCTAGCATATCCGCCATAAGGGTCCACAGTTACAAATTGAGGAACAATAGTTTTAGTTTTGGTCCTACAAAAAAATAAAAAGCAACTTTTATAACTGCGCGTATAGCTAGCAGGCTGAAAACCTAAAAGCTGATCGCGAAATGAATTTTTCATTTCAGATACATAAAATATTGTATAGTTTCCCGCATTAAAAGACGGATCACCGGCTTTAGGGATTATTTGCAAAGAATCATATACAGTAGACCCAGAAGCGTCTTTATAATTTGCGTTAAAATATACCCCTTCGGAACCATTCCAAATTGTATCATTCAATAATTGTTTTGGCTTTCCGCCAATAGAAGTTGTTGGTAAAGGAGTGGCCGTATTAATTTCTGAGGCGCTGTTGTCCCACGAAAGCAAAACTTTATTAGAAAATGTTTTGCCTTTTTGACTTAAAGTGATGATTTCTTCTCCAAAGGTTCTTCCATCTTCTTTAAGCCATACCTCTAAACTATTTTCTAAAGAAAACTGGGTTGTGATTTGACTTAAGCTGGTATACGCTAAACTATAATTAGCCAAAACAGGCCCCTGATATTTAGAAAGCGAACCGTAATTACAACCAGCGCCTCTATATTGCCAATGGCAAAAATTATTATAGACTTTTCTTGTAGGAAATGTCAGCCCATCAATATCAACGATATTCGATAAAACAAATTCTACGCTTTCTTTGGACTCACTATTTTTTTTATTTATTATAAAAGTATCGGTACTTATAGGAAAAGGAAACTGAGTGTTTCTAGTGCCTAAAGTGTTCTTATTCTCGCCGCCAAAATTTTCACTATCTAAATCTTTCGCAAATATTTTTTTTCTGTAAAGCCTGTTTCCGAGCAAATCATGCCTATCCTTGATTAAGTTTGTAATAAAATTATTCGTATTAGATAGAACAAAAGTGGGTCTATTTTGTTTGCCTTCTGAATTGTATTCTAAATTAGACATTTCGCATGGCAAAAATATATACTCATAACCGCCAAAAACTATATTCTTATCAAAATTTTTAGACCCATGAAAACGAAAATAACCCTCGAAATCATTTAGCTTGATTTCGTATAAATCTATGATATCTTTGTTTGTTAATAAATATAAATCTGCCATATCTGTTATTACGTAGCGGTAAGCTCGTTTATTATATCTAGTTGTTGTTGGGTGAGTGTTCTTGAACTATCTTGCCCGCCAAAATAAAGATTCATAAAAGGATGAGGCGCTCTAAACTTCGCCTGAGAAGATGTTTCGCTCAAATCATTTGTCCCACTCAAAAGTTGAATCGTTCTATTAGAGCTTCTGGCAAATAAATTAAAATGCTTACGATAAAAATATTCTAATAATAAATTTGAAATAAAATCATTATTTTCGACATTAGAAGCGAATCCTTGGTAGTAATCAAGAAAATAAATCCTAGGAGAAGAGGTTAAATTTGATTGAATATTATGCAGACTGATTTTGAAATCTAAGTCATTCAACGGAACGTACCCACCAGAAAAAAGAAAATCTTTTGATGCGGCGAACGCACTATTAATAAAACTTTCAGATATAACTCTATAAGCAGGAACGGTCACCGTTCTTGGGTTGCTTCCGAATCTGTTATCTGCTGTAGAGTTAAAAGAATCTCTCGATCCAACTGATTTTATTAAAACAAAATACAAGTAAAATTCACTAAGCTCCAAATCCGGTCCACCGCTTTCAGAAATTAAAAATTTTTGATTATCATTAATAAAAGAAACGTCATTATTCAATACGCCCGATTTAATCGTCAGTGGCGATACAAGCATTCTAACCCTATCTTCTCTTAAAACGGACTCATCACCACTCCCACCAGATTGTTTAGAATAGTTATCATTATTATAATTTGCACCTCCATACTCTATAGCGCCATCTGGTATATATATACCGTTGCCCCTATTTTTCCATGGTTGTGGTCTATAATTTATACAGTTCATAAAAGAACTGTGAAAATCGGCGGACAAATGAGAGTAGTATGTGACTCTAAACTGGCTAGTCTGGCTACTCGTTCTATGTCCGCTCTCGACTCTTCGCCAATAATGATAAAAATTAGATATTGTAATATCATCACCAGAAGTATTACCAAACGAATGTAAACTTAAAGAAGAAACAGCCTCTTTATCACTTGAAGCTAACACATCGCTTATATTTTTATCGGAAGCAAAAACTAAAATAGCATGAGAAGGAACCGGGGCTATAGTTCTTGTTATATCGAAAACTATTCTGCCATTCAAATCTAGCTCATAAAAATTACTACCATAAGCTGAAACTTTTTTTAATGGAGTTCCGGCAGAACTAACTAATGAATAACCAAGCTCGTTATATTCTAGACTTTGCCATTCGCTATACTTTGTTCCTGCCGCGTCACCAGCGGGTATAGAATCATTAGCACTAAAATAAAAATCTCTACTATATAAAGGAAATTTATTAGATTTAGTTTTTAAATATATATTTGGATACAAAACCGTATTCACATAAGTATTCATTAAAGAACCATTAACGGAATCTAACAAAGCAGTATCAGCGCCCGGATCTATATCTACGCTTTGGTTTCCGTCCAAAGGCGGAACTTCGGTCGCAGAAATATTCTGCACTAAAGTTAAATTTGTATAATATTGATGCTCTAGAGACGAGCCAATTACTTGAGAGGAGCTTTGTGTTTCCCCTTGTTCATTATCTATATAAGTTGTGACAATAAGAGGCGAAGCGCTCGGTAGGCCTGAGTAGACAATAGAATCCTTGTCTTTTTCTATAATATAATTAAAAGATCTTTTATTATCTGGGTCCGAAGAATCGTAATAATCTAAATTATCAAAATTAAAAACTGGGCCCCCTTGCGTAGAATCAAGAGCCTCAGAAGCTCCCCTACCAAAAACTTTCATGTTTTCAAAACTTAAAACTAAATTAAAATTACCGCCCAATCCAGTATTGAAAGAGTATTCACTTGGCTTTGCCAGAACGAATGGCGCTCCATCAAGCTTAGAGGTTCTTATTTCTGCGAATTCATCGTTTTCTGGATAAAAATTTATTCTGGCTCCACTATACAAAGAGAAATCATAACTTTCGCTATTCGCTTCAAAAAGTATATTCATCAAATTAATATCATTTGCCGAATCTAACGGATAATCAATTTCTAGAATTTTTGGGATAAAAATTAAATTAGAACCAGGGCTGTCTATTGGAGTCGAAATTTTTCCCAAAAGAAACGAGGAAGCTTCGAAATAATTTAAAAAACCTGTAGCGTAATTAAAACTGCTATATTGTTCTTCTGGGGCAATACAAGAAATTCTTGCATAAATGTCTTCATTATTAGGCATGTTTGTTATTTTAAAAGTGAACCGCTGATCTTGAAATCCATTAACTTCCCCATACCTAGGGAAAATAGAATCCGCTTCATCATTAGCGTTAGCTAGGAAAAAAAATGGAGAATCGCCGATTTCATAACCAGCGGAAAAATCGGTCTGACTTGATAAATCTATTTTAAAGCCGGTAACGTAGGTTCCTTTTTTCAATTGCCAGCTAAAATCTAAATAATTGTTATACTCTTTGTTGCGTCTTTGAAAAGCGATAAAAGATATCGGAGGTTCTGGAGTCGAAAATGTTATAGATCTGGTGCCCGTAACGTCTATAATAATATTTTCATCTAAATCTCCAAAATTAGATTCTGAGATTACAGTTATTTGAGCGTACTCATCACCAGCGAATTGTTCCCCACCCACAAAATTCGTAAAAGGCCTATGATAAACCTGAACAATTTGACTTTCATTTGGGTTTAATCCAAAATTTAAATTTTGTGTATTAGAGGGAATTAAAAAATCATCTTTCAAAAAGTATAACGTATTATAGATTTTTTGATCTATAGCGTCTGTGGCAGGATCTAAACCAATTAATTCGGTATCTGAAATAGATAGGGTATACGAAACGGCAGAGTTCCCACTGTTATAAACACTAAAACCAGTAACGGTGGCAAATCCAGTCGGCGTACCCTGCGTCTCTATTCCATAATAATAACTCATTTTAAGTAAAATCTACGAAAGTCACAACCGTATCAAAAACAGTTTCTATTTCTGCTAAACCTCTATACTCTATAAATTTTACACTTATATCATTATTATCATAAAAATTATAAGTATAGTTCCATTCTGGGCAATATACGTCTATACTTTTATTATATGGATTTGGCAGAGTATATCTAAATGTTTTAAATCCAGCTTTATCGTCCAAAAATTTTAATATAGCTAGCGCTTCTTTATTTGTTCTTTTCGAGAAAACAAGATCTAATTCTAATATGTTATAATTTATACCATCTTTGAGAAACTGTTTTGTTGAGCCTTTATAATCCTGAGTGATTAATCGCAAGCTCGATTTTACTCCATAGTCTATATCTGGTTTAAAATAAAAATTTTTAGTAAATAATGAGCTGGCTCCCGTTGGGCTGTATTCTTCAGATAGATTTGAAGAAGAGGGTTCGCCAGTATAAAAGTAATAACCCCTAGATTTAAAAGATGGGGACTCAAAATACACAACATCATTTTTTTCAAAACCCAACAATTCATTAGAGTAAGTTCTTATGTTTACTTCGTCTAACTTAACAAACATTCCCTTATAATCCAATACGCTTTCATATAAAGACTCTCCCTTTATATAAATGTTATTTATGTCATTGTACGGCGTGGCATGATCTATATCTAAAAAATAAACTTGAGCGCCCGTTTTAAATGGCGAAAATAAATCTAAATTTACAGCCTTAAAACCTTCGTAATCACTTTTTGCCTGCGCTTCTGGAGAGTTTTCAAAAAAAGTTATTAAAGCTTTAGCCTGTCTATCAGTTAAGCCTTCATATTTTAAATCGAACGAAGCATTTAAACTATTTATGTTTCTACAAAGAACAGATTTATAACCATCGCCGAAATTTAAGGTTGATAACTTGGCCGAAAAATTTGCACTGCAACCATAGCTCAAGCGAAATAAATCATTTATATCTTGTGTCCAATAACTTTTACCGGTATAAGTTATCGGCGCATAAAAATTATTTGCAGGAACATTTTGAGTCGCATAGTAAAAATTATTATTTATGAAATACTTCTCAAATAAATATTTTTCATAATAATCTATTTGAGTTGAATTGAGTGCGCCAGAAAAACAAAAAAGCTCGTGCAATCTAAACCCTTCGCTTTCATTTTGATTTTCTCCTATTTTTAAAAAACCAGATAACCAACCAGAATTAACATCGTAAAAGTTACCTATACTATATCCATTTTGTCTTACTTCTATATCTACATAAGGCCCACTAGATCCAGTTGTTTGAATTAAAGTTAATATATTTGTGGCATCATAAATCGGAGAAACAGAATTTAACTTGACATCATCTATGCAAATCTTAGAGCTTCCGCGAAAATTTTGTCCAGACAACCTCAAATAACCAAAATCATTTATATCATCTGGATTGCTAATTTGCAAAATATTTTGAGGCACGTCATCTGCCGCTGGTTTAGAAGAATTTAAACACAAAAATATCGTTTTTTGATCTAAAGCGAAACCTGTTCCTGTTAAATTTTTTTCTCCTCGAAAATTAATATAATTTACGTCGAAGTCTACATAAGGTCTTTGCGGCTCGTTTTCAATCTGAGTTAGGTTTTTATCGCCTTGCTTATTAAGCCAACCGCTTATGTTGTTATCACCATCCACTTCAAAATCTTTTATGTAATCATTATTAAACCAATAAGATAAGCCGGTGACACCCAAGCCAGTATAATCAGGATAAACAGATATTCCAGAATTGAGCTGATAATCAATAATATCATACTTCTGATAAGTTTGAGCGCTATTGTACTCAAAAATATTCTTAATATTTAAGCCTGATATTAGATAACTCATTATATTAAAGTTTTTTGCTCTGTAACGGTTTGGCTTATAGAAGCCTTAGACAGCATATATTGACCTTCTGAAATTTCGTAGTTTTGATTATTTAAAACTCCACTTATAGGAAATGAATCAAGCAGTGTTCCATAAAAATCTTTTAGATAAATTGTGGTTACTGCATTTTTGCCTTGTATATCTATTAATTCACCCAAAGAATTAGAATAAATTTCCACCTCACATCTTTTATTCATTTTCGCAACCCTAAAAGGAATTTTTTCATCTGCATAAAAAAAGGAAGGCCTATCACAACTCGCCATATAACTAAAATTAGTAACATTACCAATTTGAGGTTCTGAAGCAAAAATGTTATCTGTAGAAATATAAGATTTATACGCATTGGCTATGTAGGAAGGAATAGCTTTATTGCGGCCATAAGAATATAACTGTTCTTTAAAGTTTTCTACATTTACCGAACCATACCAATCAAATTCAGCACTAATTAAAATAGGCTCAAAAGGGTCCACGCTAAAAGAAATACTTTTTGGGTACAAGCCAGTGATATTAACCTCAGCGAACCTTCCGACTACCGCAGATTCTGAAGTCCCAGTTATATTTAAAAAAGAAGGAACAGAGCCAGTTAAATAAAAATCGCAACTCAAACTGCCTACAACAGCGCCGTCAGGAGAATAATTTAGTAAAGAGCCATCACTTAAAACAACCGCTTCAGTACTCGCTTGAGCAGAAACGCTTACTCGGTTCGCATAAAAAATTTGATTGTTCAACTGGAAATCAATATTTTTATAATTAATAAAATTAGCCATTATGTGACATTATAAGAAATTGTTGAAACAACGGTAAAAGCAGGCGCATAACTTGATCTTTGGTCTGCATCAGTAATTCTATACTGCAAAATTTGACCAGCAGTAAAAGTGGGACTGCCCGAAAATGTAGAATACGTATACACTTGATTCGTATTCGCGGCAGACGTTAAACTGAATTGAGATACTATGCCAGAAACAGGCAAGGTAGTCGCTGGAGAAGTAGGACTTAAATAAAAACCAGAAACAAAATTAT